AAGGCGCTTCTGCTTCTCCCTTGTCACGATTTTGTTGCATCTGTGAAGGACTTGCTTGACCCGTAGATGTGTCGTAGGTTGACGCTGCCGGCGGCGCTGCTGCTGGTGCTGCTGCTGGTGCTGCTGCTGGTGCTGCTGCTGGTGCTGCTGGTGCTAGATTATTAGCTTTGCCAATTTCTGCCATTGCTTTAGCAATGCCTGGCCTATAATCTGCCGCAACAGCTTTGTCGAGCGCGGCCTGTTGATTGCCGGGATTCCATTTATTTTTAGCCAAATAGTCAGCAACATATGCTTGCGGGTCAAATTTTTGTCCTTTAAGGCCAGTTACTGTCTGTTCGTAAGACTTCATATCCTTAATAAACTTGTCTATAAAGATTTTATCTGCCCTCTGACTTATTTGTCCTTGTTGAGAAAACTTATTATACATTTTCTGCTTTATTTTATCTAAGTACGAAGAACCTGCTGCCGGTGCCGCTGCTGCCGCCGGTGCTGCCGCCGGTGCTGCTGGTTCTACTGGTGGTTCTACTGGTGCAGCAGGGGCTGCTGGTGGTGGTTGATTAGGATTAGTCGCACTTGCAGTATGGCGCTGACCGGTTGCGGTTTGTTGGGTAGTACCACCGGTACTAGTTGTGCTCGGTCTTGCTTGCATTTGGTTAGCCATCTGACCAAATGCTCCGGCCCCCGCAGAATTAGCGTCACTTGGTTGCGGCTCTGCTGCGGGTGCGCTAGTTCCAGTAGTCGCGGTTGGTTGTGCCGCAGCAGGCGACGTTTTGGCCGCATTTCGGCGAGCATTCATTCTAGCTTGTTTTCGACGGCTAGATCGGCCCTCGTTCAATACAAATTCACTCGCTCTCATTATCGTTTTTCCTCAAACTTTTTGAGAATCTACCCTGGTCACGTGCTTTGATAGCACTTAGCAATTTTCTCTCTAGAATTTGAGCTTTTTCAGAATCATAGTGTTTATTAATCATTTCTAACAGATTAATGGCACTAGTGATGATATTGTGGGCCCGGCTTTCAATAACGTGTTTAGTATCACGATTTTGACCAACTGCTTCCAATTCTTCCAACAAGCTGCGTGTTTTTCTTTGCATAGTATAGATCCTACTTGTATTTATCTAATTAAATGTTATTCTTCTGAATGTCACGCAACATCGATTTTAGCTTGCTTCCTTGCACATCTCCTACTACCTTCTTATTATCAACCCCGCCCATAGAATCATCGACCGTAGTTACACTTGAGCTAGTCTTCAACCTACTCATAATGTCACTAGAGCTAGACTGTGGTCTATAGCTGTTTCCACTATCTCCGTCTTCGCCCCCGTCATCGGTGATACGCATTGATTCAATGTTATACTCTAAGTCAACCTTCATACCCACACCAGTAGAACTACGAGACTTCATACACTGAATCTGATACTTGCCGCGCTCACGCATACTACGATTAGTAAAGATACCGAATACGTTATCTGCCGTGTTAATCTTACTGATACCACCTGCAATGTGACTGTGATCGAATTCGATTTCATCAACGGCTGAACGATTCAACTGTGATGCAGTCACTAACAATATACCTAACTCTTTGCTCAAGTTACGCAATTCTTCTGCAACATACTTGTCCTTAATGAACTGGTCGTTAGGGTTAACTTTGACAGATACTGGCATAACCAAATCTAAGTAATCGACCATAACAAAGTCAATTTTGATACCGGTTTGAATTTGTACTTCTTTTAGATATGCTCTGATATCATTAACATTTGATTGTGCAGGTAATCCCTTCACGCGATACTTACCTGACTTCTTACCAACCATCTTAACCTTAAGAGTAGTTGTATCAATGTCTTTGCGAATATCTTTTGTGCCCATGCTGGTCAACATCGCATCAGTTCTGAGTGAGGTCAATTCTTCTGAAAGTTCTAGTGTAATATAAACACCACTTAGTCCAACTTGCAACCAGTTCAATGCTAAATTCATCATCACTAGTGACTTACCTGAACCAGAGCCACCGGCAAAGATATTCAATTCGCCGCGACTCATGCCACCATAGAGAATCTTATCCATCTGTGGCCAGCCAGTTGATACTTGGCCACCTGAGTTAAAGTATTTGTTGATTCGGCCAGCTGGATCATGGAAGTAATCTGTACCCATGTCTTTCTGCAAACTAATTTGAACTGCATCTTTAATTAGTTTTTCAACTGGGCTGAAATCACCCTTCTCTAACAAGTCTGCTGCTTTAAGAATAGCACGTTCAAGTTCTTGCCGTTTAGTAAATGCTTCAAACTCATCAAAGAACCATTCATAGTGCCCGTCGGTCATCTCAGGTACCGGCTCAATCTCAAGACCAGTCACCGCTTTAATCTGTGTTGCATCTGGTAGAATCTTGTACTTATCAGTATGCTCTTTATACATTTCTGCAACAGGTCGTAAGGACCGATCAAAGTTCTCACTGTTCATAATGTTCATAACACGGGTATAAAGTTCCGCATTAGTAATCATCATGCGCAGAAACAACTTCTGCACATCTACTGTGTACTCTAACTGCTTTTTAGAATCCGTTTGCTTTTGCAATTTTCTTCCTTTGTATTTCTAATTTTATCTTACTCATTGTAGCACTTTGTAGTATGCTAAGTAAAGTAGGTAGTTTACCGTATTTCTTCACTGCGTCATTAACGTCTTTGACACCCGGTTCCCAGTTTGGTAAACTAACACTGTATCCCAATTCTAATGCTCGGTCGATCATTTTGAAACCCGTCTTGTCAAAGTCGGGTACTACTATAATTCTTCGGTTAAGCTGCGCTATCAATTGTGCCTGCTCCGTGCTGATATCATCATGCATTACTGCTACACCATCAATACTCAGTGCGTCAAAGATACCTTCCGTTACTATACACACTTGCCAATCTTTGTCTTGTTTATCTAAGTTAAACACAAATCCCTGAGGCTGATCATTAAGATACTTTGGGATTTTGTCATCTAAAAATCGACTGGTATTACCCACGATCTTTCCCTTGTAGGTATAAGGTACAACTACTCTAAATTGATTGCGATATTTGTCATCAGGTGTAACTGTGAATGAATATTTAGTTAGGTCTATCTTGCGCTTATTCAAATAGTCAGTGTATATCTTATGTCTAGGGTTAGTAGTGTCGAGCAATTCACCTTTAGGTAAAGGTCTTGATTTAAAACTCACAGCCTCTTGTTTCTTTTTCTCTTGTGTGAAGTCTAGTAAGTCCTTATGCTGTAAACTTTCTAAGCTCCATCTTTGCACTTGTTCGCTATCGGTGCCGCACCAAATCATAAACTGTCTAGTCTTGGGGTTAATAACTTTACCCAAAGTGAAGCTGCAACTGAATCCGCAATTGAAACAATGCATGACCCAATTATTACTACCCTCAAACTTGATTCCACCTCTACTTCGGCGATCGGCTTTGTGTCCGCGGTGACCACAGCAAATAGCGTTGAAACTTGTCCAACCGCTATTTGTTATTTTCTTTTTACCGGGAATTAGTGAGAGTACATCAAACATCTGTGTTATTATAACACAATGGTGATGAGAATACAACTGCCTTGGTCAATTATCTGAACAATATCTTACCTACAGTACCACCCGAACTAGCGAGTTGGACTCTAATGAATGCATGGCATCCTTCGATATTGTAAAACTCAGTACCGGCATGCCCTTCATATACAGTGGGGTCAGTAATATCATACCATTCGTCTGAAGTACCAGTAACCGAACCCTGAATATTGATGTTACCTACATAACCAGCAAATCCAACTTGAACTGTATAATGGGAGGCATCGGTCCCGATATATCGCTCGCTGTAATATGTTACTGGAATTTCAGTAGTAGGAGTATCGTGAGGAGCTAGTCCTAACAAAGTTGATTTTACATATTTAGGAAGAGCGCTGTCAGTGACCTCTATGACGCCTCTACCACCTGAATTGTCATCAACAAATACGGGAAATTCGAATACACCATCGGGTATGGTTAGCGAATAATAGCATAGTGCGGTGTCCATACCAAATGTTTCATTCATAGTCACTTCTAGGGTAGCGATACCAGTAACCGGAAACAGCGGCGTCAGTGATTTTTGCAACAACACTTGAGTGCCGTCATAGCTCATCAGTCTACAGGTCACTGTTTTACCCGTGATATTGATAGGTTTTTGGTCCTGGTTGATGAATTGGAATTGAAGTTTATTGTCAACTCCCTTGTGAATTTTCAAGTTTTTAGAATACACGGTTTGATATCTCCTGTTGGATGCTCCCGAGTACAAAACTACAGTTTGTCGTGGGGTGAAATAATTTACTGTCGTAGAGTACACAAAAAGCTCCTTTACTGTATTTAGTTAAAAATAATATAATGGTTAACCGAATCTGATAAATATCCATAGACAGAAAAAACAATGATTCCAAACGAATTCTTTATTAAGTTAACAAAAAACCATCCGTTCATCACAGTTTGCTCCTACGCAGGTCAAGACTATGTTGGAATCGTGCAAAATCGTGATGATATCGTCACCACAATCTACGATTACGGTGCCATAGTCGATCAAATATTGCGTGATCGGTTCTTAGAACTAGGTGATGTTTGGTGGTGGGAGTCAAATAGACTAGTTCCTATCAATATGTTCTTAAAAGATGACTGGGCCATGTTCAGACCGTACTTAAGAACATTCAATAACAAAAGCCTTACTGTAGTACACGGCCCAATATGCAGTATGTTAGAGTTAGCAAAGCGCAAAAGCAAGCGCAAATCAATCACACTGGTCAAGAGACTCAGTTAGTTCTTCAAGCAAGTTCATATGAACTGTCACTAGATGTGAATAAGAAATACTGTGCGACTTTTTGAATGTGTAACCAGTGTCATCTTTATCCCACACTGTTTTCGCTACTTCTTTCCAGGGTAATCCAGTCAAATGCTTCTTAGCGGGACGAATCACCGCTAGAAACATAGCTAGTCTAGGAATACTATCAATAGGCTCGGGCATTCGTTGCATACTTTGATAGTGATTACTCAAGTGAATCAACTTCTCAACGAACACTCTATCATTCAGCTTCTTCCAGTCAGGATCTCGCATCAAACTGACTAAATGCTGTTCATCCCGTATTTTATCGTACACATGAACATTCAAAAAGTCCAATTTGATATAACTACGCTTCTCTGCATCACTATAATCAAGATTAGCCATGTCATTAATAGCATCGTACGGTACATCAGTCACATAGATACCAGTTGAGTGCTTGCGAATAGGATTTACCTTACGCATTGCCGCCGGGGTGTGCTTGATATGCTGTAGGATACTGTCTCTGTTGCCAAAGTCAATATCAATGTCGCTGTTGAATTTCATTTAGGTTGAACCAATCCCGCTTTGATTAATTTCAAATAGCCCTTTTGCAAAATCACTGCTTGGCGTTCAGCATCCTCGACGGCTTTGTG